TAAAAGACATCTTGCTGTACTATTTTTTTATAATCCTTTGGGCAATCTTTGTCACAAAGTTCATAAATGTAAGTCTCTAATTCTGCTATGCGTTTTTCTAGCTTAGCTTTATCATCTATAAAAGCTAAAATTCTAGCTTCTTTGTATTGGAGTAAATCGTATCCCATAGCTATTTTTTTCTTCTGTTAGCGTTATAATTTTCAGTAGTTTCTTTATCTCTTTTACCTCTTTCATTAACTGTAAAACCAGTAATAGTGTTAAGCCCTAAGTTCCACCAGTCTCTTGATTGTGGCTCTTTTTTTGTTTTACTCATTTGTCTTTTCATTTTATCTATTCTTTAATTTGTGTTATTAATTCATCTAAAAGTTCTTCTAAGGCTGCTAGTTTAGTTTCTGCTATTTTAGCATCAAAGTTAAAATACGCCCTATCAGAATAAACATTACAACGGTGTCTAGCTATGTTATAATAACCATTAATATCCTCTTTTAAGCTGTCAATTTCTTTTATTACTGCTGTAATTTTTTCTGATAGTTTCATAATTTCTAAGTGTTTGTGTTTGTTTGATGATGTAAACTTACAACGCTTATTTAAATAATAAACTATGTTTTTCAATTTTAACAAAACTTTAACGTTTAGTAGAAACGATAAAACACTTGAGCCAAAAAAGGGCAGCTTTTACGCCACCCGATTTCTGAACAAAAAAAGAAAGAAACACTATGAAATTTTAAATGAAACTATAAATGAAATTATAATAAGTCTTTTAGCTTTTGAGTATATAAATCTATCATATCTAATAACTCTGGATTGGAAAATTTAACCGTTGTTCTACTACGTTCTAATATTGTTTGGCTGTAACCCTCTCCGTACTTTTCGTCTATCCATTTACTAAACAAAAATTGTTGGCCTTGTTGCATCACATTACAGCCGTAGCATTGTGGGGCTACATTGTCCTCCGACCACCTCGTTGCATAGTTCTTTCTTGATATGAAGTGACCGTTTTGGATTTTAGCAACTGGATAAAATCTTTGGCAAGTGATACATTCAACTTGACCATTAGAGTCAGCGTAATAATTACGAATATATAAGCTAAATATAGCATCTAGTTTTTTTATTATTGTACTTCTTTTAGCTACTCTGACCATTAGTTTTTTTTATTTCCACCAACCAGCTAAAATACTTTAAACAGCGTTTGCATTGCTCGCCTTTACACATTGTCTCTCCCTCTATTTTTTTTTGACAATAAAACATTTCTTTATCCATTTAGTAGCCGTCTTGGTGTTGTAAAAGTAACTTACCAGTATCGGAATCTAAGTCTTTTATTGTTCTATAAATAAATCTACTGTTTTTTTTTACTTCTTCTTTATTTGCTTTAGTGCTATCTGTTCCTAAGTTTTGGTACATTATAGCATCTATTTCTAATATTTCATCTATTCTTTGTAGTACAGTCTTTTGGTAGTCTGCGGCTATTTTTAGTATTTCTTCTTTGTTCATATTCAAATATACAAATAAGTGTGTTAAATACTTGTTTGTAAGTTTATTGATTTTACTGCAATATTTCGTCAGATTTCTTGTAAATTTGCCTTAACGGTTTAAAAAACATCTAGTAATTTATAACCTAAGTTTATATTTAAAAATAAAACAGAGTATAAACCTAAAAATAAATACAGAAATAAGAAGCAAATTAATTATTAACTATAGCTATGTTTAAAAAACATATATACTCTATATTTAAAAAAAAAGGAGTTTTTATAGTATTGTGAAATACTTTTTGTAAAATTTAGCCAATATAAATAAAACAACAAAACCAATACCTATATATATAAAAGTAGTATCTATTTTTACTTTAGATTTTACTTCTTTGTTTAAGGTAGTTGTTACACCTACAGTAGATGTTAATACATTGCTTTGTATGTCTTTTATAGACGTTTTAAGAGTGGTTTTATCTTTTATGGTAGTAAGTACTTTAACATTGTAAAATGTTGTTGTATTGCCTTTAGAATCAATTATTTTTATAGGCAGTGTAGAATCTAAAGAAACAAGGTTTAATGTTTCTATGTTGAAGTATGTAGTGCTTGAGTCTGTTACCGCTTTGTTTTGGTTTATAAGTACAGTTTCTTTTATCTCTATTTTTTTTTCTGTCTTAGTAAATGTTTTCTTTTTACTTCCACAAGACAAAACTGCACTACATATGATTATATATAATAAGCGTTTTACCATCTAGCTTTATCTCCTCTTATATCATAGTGTACAAATGTATCATATAAACCTAAACCACCCTCTAACATCTTACCATCTTTTATAAGTTTTAAAATAGCTTTCTGTACTTGCTTAGGGCTTTTACCTTTTACTTGTATATCTGCAGCTTTACCTAATAAATGTTGGCTGTTTAATTTGCCTCCTATTGCCTTATTATGTAAATCTGAACGGTAAGCACTAGTTATACTTATAGGTGCGTTTAAAACGCTTCTAAGGGCTTCTAGTTGCTTAGCTAATATCTTTATGTTAGCCCAAGCATCTTGAGGCATACCAGCACCATCTTTACTATTAAATTCTTCTTTACTAAAGTGTTCTGTTAATTCCATTTAAAATTTTTTATCTTTATTTGACTTTATGACTGACCTTAAACCATCAATGATAGTATCTGGTGCAAATAAAAAACCAATACCTACTATAAGAAGTATAGCAAACTGAAAAACTTTACTGTCTTGAACAATAAATATATAAGAAATAGCAGCTATTAATACTAATATCCCTAGTGCAGTTGTTTTCCAGCTTTCTACTATATTTTTCATTTCTTATTTTTATACATTAAATACCATTTATGGATTGTATATCCAATAGCAACCGCTGTTAATATAATCTTCAATAATATGTCTATCTGCATAAAGTTAAAGCCTAATGTTATAACATTTATAAAAGCTATTTTAAGGTCTGTTGTAGTCATATTTTTAGTTTAATTCAATCCAGTTTAATTCTTCTTCACTCCAAGAGTACATTTTATCGTCTGTTGGATAAGGTACTGGTGCTTCCCACCTACAATTTTCTTCATTTAATAACCAGCTATTAAAAGATTTAGGCGATATAAAAGCATCCCTTTCTAAGTCGTATGTGAACCCTATACCAGCATAGTTTTTTCTTATTGAACCGCTGTAAGATGTTTGAAGCCATTTAGCATTTCCAAAGGTTGCATTAAGAAATTGCTTTCCTTTTAACTCGCTTTCTGTACCGTCTGCTTTTAATAAAACAGCGTTGTGAACAACAAGTACTTGTTCCACTATATTTTCGTTATTTAATTTTGCAAAGTGCGCCATAATTAAGCTGTATAAGTTCCCGAACCTGTATAAGTTAGTATTGTATCTGTTCCGTCTGTTGTAACCGTAGGGCTTCCAGTTGTTGTTCCGCTATATTTTGATGTTAAAACTCTTAGTATAACAACCCCAGAACCACCATTGCCACCAGTACCGCCACCACCACCTCCACTTCCAGTATTTACAGTAGCATTAAATCCAGCTCCAGAATTAGTTCCACCATTCCCACCGCCTGAAGCTCCATTACCTCCAGAAGTGTTTCCGTTTCCACCACCTCCTCCAGCTCTTGCCGTAGATGAACCAGTTATTGAAGATAAAACACCAGCCCCTCCAGCACCACCTATTCCATCAGAGTTAATTCTGCTTTGACCAACAGCTCCAGCTCCACCCCCTCCCCCAGCAGGGTAAATAGCAGTACCACCAGATCCGTAAGCACAATTAATTGCACCAGTTCCACCTTCATATCCTTGATTTAAAACTCCAATTCCCCCAGATGTATTAGGATTACTATTAGCCGCTGCACCACCTCCACCTGACCCTCCATCTATTCCAAAACTATTACCATAACCACCTCCACCTCCACCAGCAGAATCTATTGTAAAAAAAATAGAATTACCACCATTACTTCCAGCTAAAGAACCGCTTGTTGAACCAGCACCAGAACCCCCTATTGTTATATAGTAAATAGTAGATACGCTTAGTGTTAAGTTAGACTCCGCCGAAGCGCCACCTCCAGAGATACCATAAGAAGTTCTATATCCACCAGCACCACCACCTCCAGAAACATTACCCCCTCCTCCACCAGCGCCAGCAATTACTAAGTAGTCAACAGAATAATCTGTTGAAATGGGAAAAATTTTATTTACCCCAAAGTAAACAGCAGATAATTCCGTAGCCCCTTTATAGACTTTTGATAGTTCCGTTGTGTTTTGATAAATAGCCATATTAAGAAATAAAGTAAATAGTATTAGCACTTGGAGTTAAAGCGTCGTATTGTGCCTGTGAGCCACTCCAATAAAATAATTCAGTTGTAGTTCTCACGTCTATTGTTCCAGAACTAGGGGCTAATCCAGTATATATTTCTGTGAAGTTCTCATTTGATTTTGTAAATGCTGTTCTTAATGGGTCTCCAGTTCCATCATTAGCTGTTGTTCCTATTCCTATTACTTGTTTTGCCATCTTTTATTTTATTAATATGTTGTTTGGTCTGCTGTTAATTGTGTTGTATCTGCTAACACTAAAATAGTATCTGCAGTTAGATTGCTTCCATCAGCGTCAAATGGGTAGACTATTCCCCAACCGTTTGGCTCGTTTACATTACCCCACCAACTACTTAGGTATATTATTCCCCAATTTATTAAGTTTGCCATTTTTTACTTTATTTAAAAACAATTTTAGTTTCTCTATGTTTTCTTTTTTTACCTTGTATCTTTTCATTTATTGTCACAATTACGTTCTTCTAAATTACCCAGCCTGTGAAATTAGACTCTTTATCCGGGTACATATCGTTATTACTATTAGAATTATATTCTGGGTATGTAGATTGATTAAAACTCATAAAGTCAATAAACCTTCTAGTGTAATGCTGTGCTATATCCCTTTCTTGTTCTGCTAAATAATCCACTTCGTCTTTAGTTACTGTTTCACTACTTTCGCTTGTATGTTTGTAAATACCACCATTAGACACCGTATAAGCCAAGAATGGTAGCATTTCCACTTGTGACCAATGTATAGTCATAGGTTTAATGTATGTTTCTAGTAAGGTCTTATATGTAGGGTTTGCATCTAAGGTATCTGTAGTTATTAATGTCTCTATTTTTTCATATAGCTGCGTTCCTAAATAGTTTTGTATGTGAATTTCTTGAGCAACCTCAATCCATTGTATAAACTTATCAGTATCTAGGTTTCCGCTAAATACACTATACCTTTTAAGGTCTTTTGGTGTTATAAATAATGCTTTAGCCATTAGTTAAATCTTTTGTTAGTTGGTAAAAATCCTCTGTTTGGCATATCCATTGGCTTCATAGCTACCTCTTTTGGGTTTCTTACTCTTAATCCGTCTCTCTCAGCTTGGTTAGTAGATACTTGTGGTGCATTAGGATTGTTTACATCTACTTTTACGGTACTTGCAAATGTTTGTCTTAACCATTTATGGTGGCAGTCTCCACCGCCTTTATAAAGCCATATAGAATAAGTGTCAGCACCCCTTGGACCCCATCCAGCATTTACTACTTGGGTTTCCATAGCTATTAAATCCTCTTTTCTGTATAGTTTGTCTGTATCTACCATTTTCTTGCAAAAATCCCTAACAGTTTTAATATCGTAGGATAAAGGACTGTATCTGTATCTAACCTTGTATTTTAAATTGCCTATTTCTTTATCTTGTTCACTTTTAGAATTAGGTCTAGCTGTGCCAGTACTTACAAAATTCCATACTTTAGATAATACAGATTGTTTAGGGTTGTTTAATGCCTCTATTTCTGCGTCTAATTTATCTTCTGTATCATAATCCACCTCTTGTGAGTCTATTAATTCCCATTCCTCGTCTAAATCTTCTCCTAAATCTATTAAAGGATTGCTTTGTGCAGACATTTTTATACCAGTTTCTTCTTCTTTAGTCTCTGCATCCATACCAGTAGTGTCCGTAAACTCCAAAGGCTGTATAGTAATGAAGTAAAGTTTTAAACTAATATCATTTACAGCTAGTATTTCTTCTAAACCATCTGTAAACTCTTCTTGATATGACTTAATAGTCAGGTTGTCAAACAATAAAGTAGCCGTTTTTATCTCATCAGCGTTGTTTCCTAAGCCACTATTACCATCTCTTACACCTAATAACATAGGAGAAGTAACCCTATGCCCTACAATTAGCTTCTTAAATGCTTCATCACTTAGGTATTGGTAGTGTGCTGGTGCGTCATTTAGCGGTATATCGTCTACAGTTGTCTTACTTTCTGCATTATTATTAAAAGCTACTATTACTTTTTCTCCTCTAGCACCAGTTAATTTGCTTAAAACACTATTTTTTACCTCCTCTTGCTTTTCTTTATCTGGAATACCATTGTTAAAGTTTACTACCTTAGTACCACTAAAGCCATTTAAAGTATCATTTATTAAATAGTCAGCTATTTCTTCCTCTAATAAAGCATAAGGTAAAGCACCTTGGTAGTCTACTGGTGGGTAATAATAAGAACCAGTTACATAAGGCTTAATTATGTATATTTCATTGTCTTTTTTTCCGTTATATCCAAATGATGGTATTTTTTTAGGCTCATCACTTTGTTTATATTTAGACCAATCTGGATGGTAATACCAAGCCTCTACCTCGCCATCTTCATTGCATTTTTCAGCCCTTAAAGTCTGCATAGGAAAATGAGTGACTTTTTT